TATATCGCCGGCACGGACAACAAGACCGGACCATTCAACGCGACGTCGGCCGGCATCGAGATCAATTCGAAACAGCCGCGCTCGATCACCACCCGTCCGCGCAGCCGCAAGGCTACGACCATCACAACGCCGGCCGCCGAGCAAGCCGTCGCTTAACCCCGCAATTCGGGCACAAAAGCAATTCGGGCACAAAAGCAATTCGGGCACAAAAGCAATTCGGGCACAAAAAAAGGCCGGCCGACTCCCCGTCAAGGGAGCCGGCCGGCGCAATGGGCAAGAAAGACGGGTTGGAATGCAGAACGACCCGGATAAACCGTTGCAGAAGGGCGAGATCGTCCAGCTCGGGCCGAACACTGCCAACCCTGCCTTCAAATTCTGTCTGATGGTCGTGACCGAACCGAAATCCTTCGGTGCGGTCGGTTATGTGCCGATGGTCGGGCGCTCACGCGACGAAGCAGGCGGGCACTGCTACTACCGCGAGGAGTTCGCCAAATTCGAGCGCACCGGCGGGGTTGCCCCGTGGGTGGTGCGCCAGGACTAAGGCAGCACGAGGACTAGGGCAGCACGAGGACTAGGGCAGCGCGCTCACCGGTACCGTCACCGGGAGATTGCTCATTGCATGGGTGTGGTCGACGATAACGATCCCGCACGGTACGGCGGCATTGCGACAGTCGGTAGCCTGCACGATTTGCGGTTCGGCGCAGCCGGAGGCCACTGTGGCAACTCCGAGCCCGACGGCGAATAAAACAGCGCGGAGCATGCTGAGGCCCCCTTTCATTTCGATGCGCATTGGCAGTGGGCGCATTGGCAGTGGTTGCGGTTTTCTGACGAGTGCCAGCGCTTCCTCGAGCGCCTGGTCGACCTGCGGTGTGGCCGGCAATTGGCCCATCTGTTTGGCGCGGCCGAACAGCAACGCGGCGATCTCGATCACCCGATAGACCCGCGCGAGCCTTGTGCCCGCCGCCGGCGTCGGGGTCAGCGAGGTGACGAGCGAGGCGGTGATGACAAGCGAGCCGAGCACCGAGAGCCCGGTCGCGACGTGATCCCAGCTCGGGATCAGCCCGATCAGCGCCGGGGCGAGAGCGCAGCCGTCCATGTGACACACCGTTCGAGGGCGACGAGACTGCCCGAAGCGAGGCAGAAATCCGGGTCGCCTATCGTCCGAACTCGGTTCGGACTGGCGGCAGGCGAAGCTTTGCTTCGCTGAGAGCCGATCACCGGCACGCTTGGTTCCCGATCAATCCGACGGGTCGGATTGATCGGGGCGTTCGATAGGGCCGTGTTACTTTTTGCCGCCTCGTTCGAGGGCGAGAAAAGCGACGTGGGCGCCGGCTGGACCGCGGTTAAAACCGGGTTTAATGCCCCAAAATCCGGATTTTCCGGGTGAATGGCCGGCGTCAGCAGCAGGCCCAGCGCGACCATCGCGGCCCCCATTGGCGCCATTAGGGCCGTCGGGATCCGCGCGACCACCGCCTTCTTCAGGTTGGCCGTCAGATGCGCCAGGCGCGCGGCCTCGACGGTGATCGTGATCGCGAGGTCGGCTCCACGCACGAGGGTCTGGCCGAGCCCGACCGTGGCGATCGTCGCCACCGCCCCACCGGTCAAGCCGGTGGGCTGAAGGCCCACATCCGCCGGTGTCGCTATCCGGGCGGTGCAGATTTGCGGGTCGTCGGAGACGAGCGCGTCGGGTGCGGGCGTGATCGGCTGGCCGTCCTGGTCGGTCCCGGCGATCGGAAACGACACCTGCGTGCCGAGGCGCAATGTGATGGGACCGCTGGGGGCCGTTACTGGTGGCGGTGTGGTCGGTGGCGGTGTGGTCGTGTCCGCGAACAGCGCCAGTGCGGCGGTGTAGCGCTCGCCAAACCCCTGATCGGCACCCGCCGGCCAGGTCGCGATCAACGCCGTGCTGACCTCGGCGAACTGCCCGGCTTTGAGTGCGGTCAAGAGATCGCCGCCCGCCTTGGCGCCATGTGGGCCCGCGCCAGGTGGGCTGCGGCGGCCAAAATCGCGAACCCCGAGAACCCACATATTGCCGATCTGATCGGGCGGGAAGAAACCCGCATTCCCGGTCAGCAGGGCGATCTCGCGATAGGTCGCGGGCTCGGCCTGCCACGGGCCGGCGGCATGCGTCGGCGCGCCGTCAACCGTCGCTCCCGGCCAATCCGGGAAGGCGGCGAGTGAACCGGTCCATTGCTTGAAGCCGAACAGGCAGCGAAACGGCGACCAGCTGTAGCGCCACACCGGCCCGAGCTCGCTGGTCAACGCGGCGAGTGCGGCCTTGGCTTCGCGCGGCAAGCTCGTGGCTTGCAATTCGGCGACGATTTCCGGCGCCGGCGTAAAAGCGGCGGCGGCCGCGGCGGTGGGAATAGACGCTGCGGGAATAGACGTCTCGGTCAATGGAAGACCCCCCAAATCGCTTGCTTGAACTGAAAGACGCCGGTCGCGATCGCGACGATGCCGGCGCCGAACCACATCAGGACGCGCGCCGTCGAGCGGCCGATCTTGGTGATGGTGACCAGGGTCTCGACATGCTCCTGGATCCCGGCTCGTTTGTCGGTGCCGAACATCGCCTCTTCGATGCGGTCGAGCCGGCCATCGATCGTCGCCATGCGCGCCGCCATCGGCCCGGCATTGGGGCAGTGGTCGCAGGGCAGCGCGTCGTCGACGCCGAATTTGCTGCTCATCGCCGCCTCCGGGCGAGGCGGATGCCGCGCGGGCCAAAACTCAATGTCTTGGTTTCGCTCTTGCCGGCCGCAGTGATCTCGACGCAGCACTCGCCGGTCATCTCATCGGCGCTGACAATCTCGCCCGGCACGTCCTGGTAAGTGTCGGTGCGCACGATCTTCCAGCGCCGCTTCTCAGCGACGTCGCTATCTGACTCGATTTTCATTGCTCAGCCCCGCGTTGCACGGCGGCCGCCGTGCATGTTTGGAAGATCTCGGCGCAGCACGGTGTGCTTCTCGCCGACCGAGAGGACGATTGTGATGCCGCGCCCGACGATGCGTTCGATCCAGCCTTTGACGTCCTTGCGGGTCCACGCCATCGGCCGGTGCGGGTCGACATGGACATGCAGGCGATGGTCCGGGTCGATCTGGTCGACGGGTGCGAAGATCACGCCGCAGCGGTCCGGCCGCAGTTCCGGCGGCATGCGGTCCCAGGCCTGCCCATCCGGGCCCCCATTGGCGCCACGTGGACCGCGCTGCGACGCCAGCCACGTGCAGACAAAGGCGCGGCACGATTCCGGGCGGCTCTGATAGATCGCGCAGCCGGTCCCGGGTTTGGCGTGGGTGCACCATTTGAGGCACGGCTTCTCGATCTCGCGGACCTCGAGCAGCCGGCAGCACAGCCGGCACTCGCCGCATCCAACCGGCTCGGCCATCGGCTCAGAAGAGCTCGCGCACCTTCATCGAGCCGCTCATCACGCGGGCGGCCGCCGGGGCGCTGTCGAGGCTGAAAATCAGGGCTTCGGAAAGCTTGGCGGTGGGCCGTGCCCGCTCCGGCCAGATCCACTGGTAGCCGTTGACCAGGTTGAAGGTGTCGGCGTGCTTGTAGTCGGCGGTGCCGCCGGTCGTCGCTGGCGTCGTGTCGTTGATGCGGCTGGTGAAGGTCGCTGCCGGATCGGTCGGGGTGTCCGGGATGGGTGTGAACGAGCCGCCGCCGGAACCGGCGCTGACCGTCGCCGGCAGATGCTTGACACTGATCTGCAGGATTTCGACGGCGGTCTGTGTGATCTGGCCGATCGTCAATGAGACGAGCTCGATGGCCATCGAGGCGCCGCAATAGGCGGCGCAGAGATCCTGCACCGCCGCGACGCTGACATTGCGAAAGATGATGTTATAGGTGCGGCCTGCCGACATTCGTGGTCTCCAAATGAAAAAGCCGCCCCCCTTTTGGCGTTAGGACTGGGGGCGGCTTGCGAAGGGCTCAGTGAGGGGCGTGGGCGCGTCTAGCGCGTTATGAATTGATCAGCAGGTAGGGGCGCAATCGGGCCGCAGGGGCAAACAATCCGACGCGATGTTGCGGCTGCCACGGCTGTTGCGGGTCGCCGTCAAACTCCTCGGGGGCGGTGACGACGCGCAGCCAGATCCACGGCTTGCGCATCGCTGGCGCCGGCGCGTCGATGAGCAGGACCTCGCGCCGGACGCCGCTAACGCTGAGGCTGCCGGTGCCGGCGCGGATGACCTCGCGGCGCAGCGCGCCGGCGTGCAGGTGGCCGCTCTCCGCGAGCAGCACCTCGCGGGCGACCCCGCCGATGCGCGCCTCGGGAGTGCTGGCGCGGATGATTTCGCGCGCGAGCCCGCCAGCCCAGGCGCTCGTCGTCATTACGAGGCTACTTTGAAGCCCGACGTCGCGGAGTTGACGGCACCCGCCGCCCACGCCGACCCGGTGTTGGGGTCAGTCTCGAAATTGGCGTCGATCCACCCATAGCTGGTTCCGGGGCTGACGCTGGCGCCAGGGCTGTCGGTGCCGCTCGATTTGCACTGCATGCTGATGGTGCGCGCACCACTGTCGCTGCGCTTGATGTAGCCTTTGACGACGACGGCATAGACCGAGCTCGGGTTTGGTGTCGTCAGCGCCGGGAACGAATAGAGATCCTCGTGCCCGCTGGTGCTGTCCGACACATAGCTGACGTCACCGGGCGGCGGGTTGATGTTCTCCTCGAACCAGTTGGCCCCGGTGCTCGTCAGATTGCCGTAGATGACCCAGGACGGATCCCCGGAGGTCAGCGCGGTCGGCGAAGCCGGCGCGCCCGAGGCATAGGTGTTGGCCTTGTTCTGGCCGGTGAGAAGGCTGTCCGCCTCCTGCAGCGCGACCGAGGTGTCGGTGATGAAGCCGAGCCAGTAAGCCGTGCTCGAGGTTAGCGTCTGACCGGAGGAGAACGAGCTGGTCAGGACCGTGCCGCTGACGGCACCGGTGGTCTGGGTGCCGGTCGCGAGCAGCGCGCCCACCGAGCCCGCGCTGTCGGAATAGAGCACCGATTTGAAGTTGGCGCCGGCGCTGGTCGCGCCCGGGATGCACGCCACCGAATTCAGCACACAGCTCAGCGCTGGTGTCGTGAGTTTGCGCAGGAACAATTGATTGGCGCCTGGCGCGTTGGTGCCAGATACCCCTTGCGTTGCCTGCCCCAGCACGGCGGCACCAAACGAAAACTGCACCGAGCTGTCGCCGCTCGGCAATTGCGTCTCGATCTGCGGGCTGGTCAAGAGCACCGCGTTGTTGGTCGAGCCCGAGGTGTCGAACAGGTAGAGATCGTCGAACGTCATGCCTTGACAACTCAGCTGCACCTGGCTGGCCGTGCTGTTCGCGCTGGTCTTGGTCGCGCCGGTGCCGCCCAGGATGCTGACCCCGTCGAGCCAGACTTGGTAGGACGCCGACGATCCGAAAGTGATGTCCCATTCGAGGTAATGGGTCGCGTTGGCCGAGGTGCTTTGGGTCGACGTCGCGAGCGCCGTGCCGCTGGTGCCCCCGGTCCTGATCACGATCTGTCCGCTCGTGCTGAGCGTGATGCTGCACTGAGCCGTGCCCGCGTCCAGCAAGGTGACGCCACCTGTGGAGACGGTCAGGCCCGAGGCGAACCGCACGCCACCGATCAGCCGCGAATAGTTCGTCGCGAGCGTCTTTGTCAGGGTCGCGGCGAGGCTATTCGTGAGGGCGTAACCGATGGCACTGAGCCCAGACTGGATTGACCACCCGCTGGTGGTGCTGTCGCTCGTCCATTCGGTGAGCAGCGCGGCGCTGATGTTGGCGGTGACCGTCTGATCGGTCGGCGTCCCATATTTGTCGAAGCCATCACAGAACAGTAGCCCCATTGCCCGGCTCCTTTAGGATGCGACCTTGACGCCGGAGGTGGCGCTGTTGAGCCCGGTTGCGGTCCACGCCGAGCCGGTGTTCGGGTCGGTGTCGAAGAACGAGTCCATCCAGCCATAGGTCGTCGCCGGGGTCGCCGCTGCGGCACTGCCGGAACTGTCGGTCGAGCCCGATTTGCACTGCAGGGTGATGGTGCGCGCGCCGGTGTCGGACTTCTTGATGTTGCCCTTGACCGCGACGGTGTAGATGTTGTTGGGGGTCGTCGTCAGCGCCGGGAAGGAATAGAGGTCCTCGAACCCGGAGCTCGACGAGAAGACATAGGAAATGTCGCCGGGCGGCGGGTTGATGTCGGTCTCGTAGTAATTGACCGCGACCCCGGTCAGGTTGCCGTAGATGATCCAGCTGGCCTGGCTCGTCGTCATTGACGGGTTGGTCGGCGGCCCCGAGCCATAGGTGTTGGATTTGGTTGCGCCGGTCAAGTTGGTGTCGGCCAATTGCAGGGTGAGCGACGTGTCGGTGATGAACCCGAGCCAGTAGGCGGTGCTGGCCGACAAGGTCGGAGGGCTGGCAAAGGCGCTGGTCAAGGTCGCACCAGACACCGTGCCGGTGACTTGGGCGCCGGTGGCCAAAGCCGACCCGGTCGGCGAGCCCGCACTGTCGGCGTAAACCACGGCCTTGAAGTTGGCGGTCCCGCTGGCGACGAACGGGATGCAGGCGACGCTGGCGAGCTGTCCGGCTGGCCCGGCGGTGAATTTGCGCAGAAACAATTGATTGGCGCCTGGCGCGTTGACGGTGTTGGTCGTCCAGAGGGCCGTCCCGAGGATCGCGGCGCCAAAGCTGAACTGCACCGAGCTGTCGGCGTTCGGCAACTGCGTCTCGATCCGCGGGTTGCTGTTGAGCACCGCGTTGTTGGTGCCGCCCGAGGAATCGAACAGGTAGAGATCGTCGGCGGTGAACGCGCCGCCGCCACTCTGACCGAGCCACACCTGGTTGGCGGTGCTGTTCGCGCTGGTCTTGGTCGCGCCGGTGCCGCTCAGGATGCTGACCCCGTCGAGCCAGACTTGGTAGGCGGCGGACGCCCCGAAGGTGATGTCGACCTCGAGATAGTGCGTCCCGTTGGCGCTGACCGTAGCGCTCGACGTCGCCAGCGCGGTGCCGCCGACGGCTCCGGTGCGCACGCTGACGGCACCGGTGGTGTTGAGGGTCACCGTGCACTGCGCAGTGCCGCTGTCGAAGAAACCGATGAGTGCGGCGTTGTTGGTGAGCGGCCCAGCGAACCGGACGCCGGCGATGAGCCGCGAGAAGTTGCTGGAGAGCGTCTTGGCGGCAATACCGCTGACAGCGACCAGGATCGCATTGCCGGTCGAACTGAGCCCGGCGACGATCGTTACCGAGCCCGTGAGCGTGTTCCAGTCGCCGGCGGTTAGCAGCGCGGCGACGTTGCTGGTGACCGAGTTGACCGGCCCATACTTGTCAAAGCCCTCGATGAACTGCACGGCCATCGGCCCTCTCCCTTGTCTTTAATAGGCGCCGCCGCGGCCCATCCAGCGAGCGATATTGGCAATGAACAATGTGTCGCGAGGAGCGATGATCGTCGGCGGTGCCGGAGCCGATGCCGGCGCAAACCGGCGGGTAAACAGCGGCGCGCCGCTGTCCTCTTGCGCATCGGTCGCAAAAAACAGGCAAGGCTTCTGCGCAATCCAGACGATCGGCGCCGTGGCGAGGCGGCGGATGAAGAAGAGCCAATCGGGATCTTCTGTCTCATCGAGCTGGCGCAGCCACAGGCGCGGCGGCACTCCCGGCACCGTGACCACCGGCACCACGAACGTCGCGGGCCGGCGGATGAGAAATGACCGGTCCTCGGCGGTGCTGTCGTCGTCTGCGAAGGCGTGATGCAGCCAGGGCTGCCATAGCGGCCGCGGCAAGACCAGCGGCGTGACCGGCCGGCGGATGAAGAACGGCCAGAGGTCTTCGGCCTCATCTGCGGCCGTGTGGTGGACCGGCAGGACGCGGTGCTGCCGTGACGGGACGATCGGGAAGGCCCGCCGGCGAACAAAAAACGGCCAGTCGCCAAGGTCCTCCGGCTCGCGATGGTCGGTGAAGTGGTATTTCTTGGCCTGCCCTGGCGGCACCGGCTGCGCCGGGCCGAACCAGAAGACCAGCGCCTCGCGGACCAGCCCGTCGATGTAGATCTTGGTCGCCGGGCTGCTGCCGGCGGTGGTGACCAGCGCCTCGCGGACAACCCCGCCGATCCTCGCCTGGTCTGCGACGTCCTGGACCAGGACCTCGCGGACGACGCCGCTGACGCGCGCCTGCGGGGTATTGGCGCGAATGACCTCGCGGGCGAGACCGCCGGCCCGGGCACTCGTCGCCATCGCTTATTCGGCGCCGAGTGCGGCTTTCAATTGCGCAGCGCGGTCGCGGATAGCCTGCTCGCGGGCGGCGACCCGCTCCTCGCGGCGCTGCACTTCCTCGCGCAGTCGCGCAGTCTCCGAGGCGGCGCAGGCCAGGATTTGTCGCGCCTCGTCTTCGGCGGCGGCGCGGATCTGTTGTGCCGCAGTCGCGGCCTCTTGGCGCTGCTTGGCGGCATCCTCTTGCGCCGTCCGGCGCTCGCCCGCGACGGCCGCCCGCTTGGCCTGGCACGCCTCGGCAAATTCGGCCTCGGTCTTGGTCTGCCGCAGGATGCGCCCGCTCAGTTCGTTCTCGCGTCCAGCCAGGGCGGTGCGCTGCTCGTCAAAGCTCGCCTGCAGGCGGCTGGTCGCCGCCGCACCCGCGGCGACATCGGCCTCGCGGCGGCCGAGTGCGGCCTCGCGTTCGTCCACGGCCGCCTTGCGCTCGGTGAGCTGCGCGCTGCGCGCCGCGGCTTCGCGCTCGGCAACCGACAAAGCCGCGAGCGCGCTTGCGATCCGCACCTCTTCGGCCGCCAGCGCGGCGAGCCGCCCGGCCAAGGTCGGATCGGCTTTCGCCAAGAGATCCGCCAGCAGCGCCAGCGCCGTCGTCAGTTCCGGCGGCGTTGCGCCGCGCGATCCCATCATCGGTTTTCCCCTTTTACGAGTTCGAGATGACCGCGACGAGGTCGCCCGGGTTGACCGCGTAAAACCGCGTCTCACCCGCTCCCAATCGCTGATTGCTGGTCGTCGCCATGGGTGTGGCGCCCGGCTGTGGGCTGAACGCAATCGAGCAGATCGCGTCGGTGTGGATCTGCACAAACCGGGTCTTGCTGGTGAACGGGTCGCTCTGGGTGGAAGACCCGGAGATGCCCACGGTCTGCTCGGCCGCGGGCGGCATCAGCGGTGCCAGAATGCCCGCACCCGTGCTGTCGAGGCCGAGCTTTTCGACCTCGGCGATGTAAAGCGTCGACATGAAATTTCCTCGGGCAAAAAAGCGCCCGAAGGCGCCTGATGGGAACGAGCTGACGGTCTAGCGGGTCAGCTGCCGGTGCCGGTGAGAGCCGCGGTGTAGAGATTGCCGCTGACCGGCCACGTGATCAGCGCCTGGACATTGGCGGTCCGTGCGCCCGTCGCGGTCGGGGTGAACGTCACAGAGACGGTGCACTGCCCGTTGCCGCCGTTGAGCGGGTTGGCCGCCGCGCAATCATCGGTCTCCGAAAAGTCGCCGGCATCGCTGCCGGTCAGACTGATCGTGATGCTGTGATTGAAAGAATCATCGGCGTTTAACGCGACAACCGTCTGCACTGCGCTCGACGCGCCGACCACGGTCGAGGGGAAAGTCAGCGAGGTCGGGGTGAATTGGATCGTCGGGAAAATTGTGACCGGCACGTTTTGGAACGTCTGGGCCATACCCAGCAGCGCCAGACCCAGGCCGAGCAAGAGGCGCGTGATCATGATTGTGTCGCCACCAAGGTGAACTGATCGACCGTCGTGATGTTCGTATTGGCAATGCCCGGGCCGCTCGGGTTGATCTCGATCGAACTGCCGGAAATCGAGAAGATGCCGCCATCGTCGAAATAGGGCGCGCCAAACGCGACGGTGCCGATAAACGGCGAACCATCGCTCATGACCACCGCGAATGTCGCCAGTACCGTGCCCACTGGCGTCGTGTCGGGGATTGCAAACCCCCCCCTGACCTGGGTCACGGTCACGACCGGCACTGGCGTAAACGAGGCCCGCGCCCCGACGATCGTGCCAAAAAGCCCGACGATGGCGGCGTCGACCGAGAGCGGCGCATAGAGGCGCAAGCGATTGCCGCGCGCCACCGTAAAGGCCGCGCAAGAATAGCTGCCGGTCTTCTGCCCGGAAGTGATCGTCAATGTGCCGACGGTCGTCGCGGTACCGGCGGGAGTAACGGACTGGAAGGTCAGTGTGACATCCGCACCGGGTGCCACCTCGCAACCCGGCGGCGGGCTGCCGGCAAAATTCGCCGCAAAACCGATCGCCACCGGCATCTGGACGTCGAAAATCTCGAAGTGGTTATCCCACTCGTCCTTGACCAGCTCGCCGAATTTGCCGCCGACCGAAAACGACTGATACCAGGGGTACGCCGCTTGCCCGCCGCTGCCGGTCAACGTGTAGGGGTATGCCGACGCCAGCGACAAATCCTGCAGCGCGCCATAAGAGTTGAGCGCCGGAAATTTGAAATAGAGCGTCCGGCCGATCAGGTTGGACTGGAATTTCTGCGAAAATGTCGTCGCGACAATGCGCCCGAAACTGCTTCCGACGCCGTGCGAGGCGATCGTCGTGCCGTAGCAGCCGCGCCGGATATAGCTGCCGAGATCATAGAGGAAGGCGCTCGTCAAGCTCGCGCCGGTGTACGCGATGAGCTCGCCCCCACCCGCATCACTGGCGCAATAGCACAAGCTGACGAAATCATCGGCATCCTGCTGCGTGGCGGGAAGCAATTGCGACTGGCTCTGCGTCAGATCGACCGACAAGGTGTCGGTCAGATCGGGATCGGAGCCCGAGGCGAACGGCGCGCTCACAATCCCCTGGATGCCGCCAGCGAGGATCGTGCCGATCGACGCATAGGTCGCATTGTCGAGGCTGACATAGACGCCGCAGCCGGCCCAATCGGGGCTCATGCCGGTGGCGATGATCCACACCAGGAGCTCGCCATTGGTGAGCTCGGCCGGCGGCTCGAAGATGATCGGCCGGTTGGTGTTGCCGGGATCGACCTGGCCCGAGGTCGCCCAGCTGAGCATGCCGTTGCTCACCGTCTGCCGCGGATAGAGGAACGCGGTGGCAACACCGGAGGGCGAAATCGCGGACAATGGCATTGCGGCCTCTCAGTGGAAGTAGAGCGCGTCGGCCATGAACATCCATTGCGGCCAGTACGCCAGCTGGCCGTTGAAGGTCATCAAATTGCCGTCGAGGTAGGCATTGGAAAACTGCGTGAAGTAGCGACCGGCGCAGGTTTGATAGCCCATGCTACCGACCGGAAACCCCTCCTCCACGAAGCCGGCGTCTAACAGGATGCTCGGCGCGACGCCCGGGAGCACGGCATCCAAGCCGGTGTAGTCGTAGCCAGAAACCGGGTCAGGGAACGTCTTCATCGGGTCCATGACCGAGAATTGCAGCACCATGCCGTCGGCATGCCCGGTGTAGAAGTGCGGCGCACCCACCGGCCCGCCGGGGTCACTGTTCCAAATCGCAAACATTACCGTCTGGACACAATCCCACGGGGTCATGATGCCAGTGGCGCTGAACCCCTCAACGGCGTAAACCACGATCGTGCCGAGGATCGGTATGCCGCCAAGATCCGCCGTGACGATCTCATTGGTCAGCGGGGTCGGCGCCGGTGCCCACCACAATTCAGTCTTCAATATGCAATTGGTTCCCCGGTCGACCCATTCCGGTTGCATGATCTGGACGGCGCGGCGCTGAAAGCCGCCCAAGCTCGGGCTGCTGACGTTTATGACCGCCACATCGGGAACATCACTCGGGTCTCCGAGATCGTAATTCTCATAAGCGACAAACGCGACAATGACGGCCGGACCGCTCGTTGTCACACCGGCTGGGGTAGGAGGTAAAGAAAAGGACGGGGGAGAAAGGGGACTTGCCCAGGGGTACCACAGCGGCGGGTCAGCGTCTGGCTCGCCGAGGCCCCAGTTGCCACGACCGCCCCAATTGCCGTAAACCATCTGCAACGCGGGCGCCGGCAACGGCGGTCCTGGCGGGCTCGGGCCCGGGTTGACCGGGGACGCCGGAGAGGGCGACGCCGCTGTCCCGGTCACGACTTCCTCGGCCTCGACGGTCAGATCGCCATTGTCATTCTCTTCGATCGACAAGACCCGCACCGCCTCTTGCACGAGGTAGGCGTCGCCGGCGCTGCCGGTCAGCAGCACCAGGTCCATCGGCTCGAGCAAGGCCTTGTCCCAGCCGATCTGAAACTTGTAGAGGTTGCGGACGAATTGCGCGCGCTGCAGATAGAGCTGGGCCGCGACCTGCGCCGAGCCGGCATTGGCAAAGCACTTGCCCGGCAGGCTGTCGCCAATGCGCAAGCCATACTGATCGATGGCACCCTGGTCATAGACTGCGAGGATCGTCGAATTGTAGTAATTGGCGCGGTCGAAATACTCGATCGAGAACCAATTGAACGCGTCGGCCGGGTTGCTGCGCGCGAGGATGATCGGGTCGTCTTGCCCGAGTTCCGGGTCGGCGCCGTCCTGATGCGGATGCCAGGGCAGGAAATCGGCGTCGGTCAACGCGTAGACCGGCACCAGATTGGGCGTCCAGCTCGCGTCGTTGTTGCTCAGCGCGACATCGCCGTAGGGGATGAATTTGAGCAATTCGCCGGAGCACACGATCGCGGTGTTGAGCAATCGGCACAAGCCCTCGAGCCATTGCGCCGCCTTCTGCTGGCCGTCCAATGACACCGAGACGAGCAGGCCCGAGGCTTGGCAATAATCGCCAAATGTGTTGAGAGTGCCGTTGCTCCCGTCGAGAAAATCGAGATTATCCGACGGGAGGCCGGCGCCGTAGCGCTGGTTTGTCAGAAAATCGGCGATGACATTGCCGGGGTTGGCGTCGGCCGGAAAACTCGGCCCGCCCGTGTTGTAGAGCAGCCCGCTGATCTCAAACGCCAGGTTGGGGATCGCCGGCGATTTGCCGAGATCCACCGGCGTGCCGGTGATATAGCAGGTGCCGGAATAATTGACCCCGGTGCCGAGCCCGCCAAAGGTCGGGTCGGCCGCTTGCCCGTCACTGCCGATATAGAAGTTGAGCTGATTGCCGGTGCTGCCCTTGCCGGCGCTGGCGCGCGACGAGCCGAACGCCTCGACCGCGCCATCGGCAAAGATCAGGTTGTTCGAATTGAATGTCACCGGGCCTTGGCACATGCCGAACGCGACATCGACCGAAAAGTCGCCGCCGCCGCCCTTCTTGCCGCTGCCCTTGCCCTTGCCGCCGCCGCCCTTGCCCTGCACGGTGTTGGTGCCGCCGAGCGGCAGTGGCCCGCTCCCCTTGCCCTTGCTGCTGCCGTTCGGGCCCCGGTAATTGCCGAGTGCGATCAGATTGATCTGCTGCTTTACCGTGCCGTAGATCAGCGGCACGACCGAGCCGACTTGGCTGGTGTTGTATTTGAGCGCATTGAGCGCCTGGTTCTGCCACGCATTGTTCTGCAGAAACGGCGTCGTCGTGCGAAACAGGCTCATACGCGCCTCTCAGAACGCTGAGATGAAGACGAGCGGTCGGTGCTGCGCCAGCCGGCCGTGCTCGGCATTGCCCCAGCACACGCAGCGGCGCTCGGCGTAAGCGTGGATCAGCCGCGGCCAGTCGACGACGATCGCGCCATGCCAAAAGACCCGGCCGTATTTGAACAACACGACGTCACCGGGCTCGGGCTGCTCGACGATCCGGCCGTGTTGCAGCAGCCCTTTGAGGTAGGTTTCCTCGCCGCGGTGCTGGAATTGATCGGGGCGGTAGAACGGGATCTTGACCTCGCCGACGAGGCCCACCGCGCGGTAGACGCCATAGATCAGACCGAGGCAATCGACCCCGGCACCCTTGAGGCAGGCCATGTGGTGAAAGGGCGTCGTGAGCCAGGTCTGCGCCTCATCGATGACGGCTTGGCGCAGACGGGTTATCGTGGACGGGTCGCGATCCTCGGAGAGCACCGACATGGCAGACCCCTTCCGACGTCACGAGAACGATGCCAGCCGCACGCAGAGCCTTGCGCAGGCCGTGGCGAAGGCGGCGGAGCAGCAGCGGTTATTCGACCGCGACCCGCGCGTCGCGGCCTTCCCGGGCGGGATGGCCTTGCCGGGCGGGATTTGGGCGAAGCCCGCGGCACCGCGGCCGCAGGGTTATTTCAGCCGCCAGCGGAGGAAGGCGTGAGCCGCCCGATACCGGTGCGGCCGCGCATGGCACCGCTCGCGGTGACCCTGCTGCGCGCCGATGGTCTGCATACAAGGCAGATCGCCCGCCGCCTCAAGCGCCCGCGGCGCTGGGTCAGCCGGGTGATCCGCGACGACGAGATCTACCTTTTCGGCCGGCCCGCCTACATCGCGCGCCAGCGTTGAGCCAGCCCGCTTACGAGCCAGCCCCCCTCACGAGCCGGAGGCCGACACACCGACACATCCGCAGAAAATCGCGAGGCTGCCCAGCAGGTGAGCCGACTCACGAAAACGTGCCGGTGCCGATCGACTGCAATACCGCGGCCGAGGTCGTCGTCAGGGTCAGGTAGAAATCGCGCCAGGTGTTCTGTGCGATCGTCATCGTGCCATTCAACGTCCAGCCGGTGTTGGTCGTGATCGTCCAGACGTGACTGGCGGATGACTGGTTGATGATGCGCAGTTTGTAGGTTTGCCCGGCGACCGCATTGGGGATCGCGGCGACGAGGTTGGCGACGGTCGGCAATTGCGCGTTGGCATCGCCCCCCATCGTGCCGGTCATCGCCAAGGCAACCTCGAGCTGGCCCGCGCTGATATTGGCCCCGGTCAAGGTCGTGCCCGAGGTCGCGGTATTGGTGTTGTAAGCGAGGTCGGCTGTGAACGACGGCAGGTTCATGATCTGCAACGTGCCGGCAACCGGACAATAGACCTCGCCGATAAAGCCGGCCGGCAACGTGACGCCGGTGCCGCTGGCAAAGCCGTTGACGGTCTCCGAGCCATTGCCAAAGAACTGGATCGGGTTGGCGGTGTTGTTGGCGATAAAGCGTTTCTGCCCGGCGGCCGCGGCGGCGCTGGGCTTGACCGAATCGTAAGGTGCCGTCGCGGCGGTCGCGGTCGTGATGTTGCTGAACTCGGTGCTCAGCTGCGTCGCGCTCCCCTGGCCGCCGCCGCTGAACGCGGTGACCCCGGTCGCGGCCGAGCGGGTGATCAATCCGCTCAATGTCAGGCCGGCGATGGTCGCCGAATTGGCGGTGGCGATCAAGGCGCCGATCGAGATCTGCAGCCACACCGCCGCACTCGTCGCGGCGTTGACGCACACCCAGGCGCGACCCGGCGAGGCGGCGGTGTTGATCCACAGCGAGCCCGGCCCGTAATCCTGCGTGTTGTCATTGCCGACCGCCGGGTCGCTCGCCGCGGTAAAATTGTTGCGGCCGGTCGCGACCGGCGAAAATCCCATCGCCTGCAACGCGATCGCATCGACCTGCGAGGTGACCGAAACAAACAGATTGGCGTCGACGGTATAGGTCGTCCCGGACAGCGGTTTGACCGTCGCACCAGCCAAAACGCCTGGCGGAGCCAGCATTGCAACCATTGACAAGCCTCAATTGAATGGGAGGTTAGACCGCTGCCTCGGGTGGCGGGATGTCGGGAAATCCGCCAAACCGCAGCTGGTTCTGAAAGGTCCCCGAGCACGTCGTCAGGGTATGGTCGCAGCCCGGCAATAACTGAAACGTGTCGGTGCCGGCCGCGACCGGGAAGATCCACGGCTTCAGGTAAAACACCCCGCTCGGCGCAATGCTGCTGTCGAGCTGGCCGATGGTCCGCGTATAGCCGGCATTCTGGCCGCTGAGGCCGATGATCGAGCCATTGTCGTAAGCCGTCGAGGGGCTCGGCACAAAATCCGTAAAGATGACGCTCTGCGTCGAGGTGACATCGCAGGTGATGGTTTGCGCACCAATGCCGGTCGCCGCCCCCACCGCGTTCGTGCCGTTGACCCGGTCATAGCCGCACATGCCGGTGCCGGGCTCGCCAAAGATGTGCGTGCAGGCCGCCTGAAAGAGCCGCCGCGGCATCTGCGCGGTCAACAGATCGGTGAGGCTGTTGACGTGGATCACCGTCTTGGTGCGGCCGATCTCGACATCGCCGACGCGGCCAAAAAACCGGCTGATCGTGCCGACGACGTTGCCCGACGACAGATAGGCGCGCCACACGCGGCACCAGCCACCGTCGAAGAGGCCGGCTTGCAGTGCCGCTTGCCAGGTCAGGGTGCCGCCGAGACCCAATTGGTCATTGGCGCCGGCATAGAGCGTGACCTCGATGTGGCCGACCTCGACGCCGATCTTCTCGACGATCTTGGTGCGTTCGATCGGCGGTCCGAGCGCGAAGGTGAACAGCGGGTCGTCGGTATCGGGTGCCGGCGCGACCAGCGCGGTCTGAAAGCTCGAATAGCGCAGGATCTCGCCGCCCTGCAATGTGAAGGTGTAGAGGTCGGCCATTTGCACATTGACGTCCGGCCCCCAGCTCGCCAGCAGGGCTTGCAAGGCGGCTGTGGCGGGCCGCATTACAGCACGACCGAGGTCAGCTTTACTTGCTTGATCTCCCAATAATCATGAGCGAATTCCTCGAAATCGAGCGCGTCCGGGAAGTACACGCGAAAGTAATACGTGAAGTCGGCGGTGACAACGACCCCGGGCCCCGGCGGCGTCGCAAACGTCACGAGGCCGGTGGTGTCGTCGACGCTCCAGCCGGCCACAGGCGAGTCGTTGAGATAGACATTGCCGACGACATTGGGGGCGATCATCGCCTCGCCGCGGCCGCCCGGCACCAGCGCACGCAGCAATTGGAATTGCGTATTGGTGTTGTCGCCGGTGCCGAGAACCGAGCCGGTTGCCGTATTGTCGCTGGGATCGTTCAAGAGGAACGCATCGAACGCGCCCTGCGACGTGTTGAAGAAATCCATCATCGTGCGCAATTCGGTGGGGCTCGTGTAGGAGCACCACGGGCTGTCGTGCAGCACCGCGTAGATCAGCTTGAAATTCCAGATCGGGTTGGCGTAGTCGCTGGTCCGCAACGTGCGGCCGGAGACCGCGCGCTGCATGCGGGTCGCCCAACCGGGCGTCTTGGTCACGGTGTAGCTGAGACCCGGGAAGACCGGATATATTCTTTGACTCATATCGGCCCCCCGATTACCCGCCCGGTGTGAAGCGGCTGTTGTTGCGGTGCGCCCGGAAGAAACTCTTCGCGATGGTGTCGGAATGCGCCATCAGGAAAGCAGCACCGCTGCGGCTGTCGATCGCCGACAGGTGGACGTGGGTGTCGCCATAATTGACCGACGGCCCGGCGGGCGACCCGCCACCAGAAGCGCCGCGCAACCCCTCGGCAAAGCTGCTCGGGATCACCTGTTCGCCGTGGTGCAGCAGGCCGACCATGTCGCGGTCGACCTCCCAGGCGCCCTGCGCGAAGTGCGGTATTTGCCGGCCGCCCATCATCGTCATGCCGAGGATGCGGCCGAGCCCGCCATCCGGCGGCGGCGGTGCCGCACTGGCGATCAAATTCTGCAGGCCGCGCGAGATTGGCGCCGGCAAGACCATTTCATTGGGGTGCGCGACGATGAGGCGGCCGCCCTTGCCATCGGCAACGGCACCGCCGCCACCGACCATCATGCCGCCAACCACCATGCCACCGGCGGCCGACGGGATGACGCCGCCCTTCTCGAGGGCGAAGAGCCCGCCGAGGATTTTCGGCACAAAGCCGAGGACTCCACCGATGATCCCGCCGCCGCCACCGCCTTGGCCGCCGCTGAAGAGGCTGCCGAGCAGGCCGGAAAAGCCGGTGAGCCCGCTGCTGGCAGTCGTCGTGCTGCCGGTCAACCCTTGCAATGCGGGAGCGGCCTGGTTGGCCGCCGTGGTCAGGCCTTGCACTCCGGTACCGGCGCCGCCGCCACCTGAGCCGCCGCCGCCGAACAGGCCGCCCAGCCAGCCGAACAGCCCGCCGCCGCCCTGGCCGCCCTGACCGCCGCCGCCCTGACCGCCCTGACCGCCGCCGCCGAACAGGCCCCCGAGGAGCCCGCCCGAGCCCATCAGCTTCTGCAGCGCCATGAGCAGCGCCAGGATCTGCGTCAGACCCGCCAGATTGCTCTGCGGGTTGGCCGGCACGAGGGTCGGCGTGACAAAGCCGAGCGAG